ACCTATCTTGAATGAATGTTTCGACGGTGTCTACGACCAACGTGCCGATGAATGGTCTCGTGTTTTCACGGAACAAGAAGGCATTCCACGTAACTACCACGAAGAACCCGTCCTGTACGGTTTCGGCGCGGCACCTCAGTTGCCTGACGGCACACCAGTGTCGTACCAACAGGGTGGTGTTCTGTTCTTAAAACGCTATGTGTACTCTGTGTACGGCTTGGCATTTGCTTTGACCAAAGTTTTGGTTGAAGACGGTGACCACATCCGTATCGGTCAGGTGTACGCACGTCACTTGGCTCAGTCATTGATTGAGACCAAAGAGACATTGTCTGCTAACGTGTTGAACAACGCCTTCACTGGCGGTGCTACAGCAGGTGGCGACGGCGTAGCTTTGAACAGCGCTTCACACCCTATCGTTAGCGGTACATTCAGCAACTTGCTGAGCACAGCCGCCAATCTGTCACAGACATCGCTTGAGCAGATGTTGATCCAGATTCGTCAAGCTGTGGACAACAACGGTAAGAAGATTCGCCTTGTGCCCCGCCAATTGGTGGTGGCTCCCGGCAACGTCTTCCAAGCTGAAGTTCTGTTGAAATCCGTGTTGCGCGCAGGTAATGCAAACAACGACATCAACCCTGTCAAGTCCATCGGTCTGTTGGACGAAGGCGCGGCTGTGTTGTCACGTTTGACCAACGCATCAGCATTCTGGGTGCAAACCGACGCTCCTGAAGGCATGAAGCTCATGATGCGTCGTAAGCTCGAGAAGACCATGGAAGGCGACTTCGAAACTGACTCTATGCGCTACAAGGCGACAGAGCGTTACGACGTGGGCTTCACTGATCCTCGTGCGATGTACGGTACACCCGGCGTCTAAAACCAAGTGGGGGGTTCGCCCCCTGCGCTTTAAGGAGAAAAGACAATGGCAAATTTACTGGTAACCCGTTTCCCAAATGGCGTGACAAACGTCGGGGAAGATTCACCGTTTGCTGATCTGACAATGCCAGCACCAACAAAGTTTCACACTTACTATGAAGATTTTGACTACTATGTAGCCGCAAATTGGACTGTAACTGAGACTCAGGCTGGTGCTACTCAGGCTTTGACTGACGGTGATGGTGGTTTACTTTTGATCACCAACACTGCCGCAGATGATGATCTTGTTGCTTTGCAAAAAGTAGGCGAGTCATATCGCTTTGCTTCAGGCAAAGAGCTTTTCTTTGAGGCTCGCCTCAAGGTTAGCGACGCAACTCAATCTGATGTAGTTATTGGTCTTCAAATTACCGATGCAACCCCGCTTGACGTATCGGATGGTGTGTTTTTTATCAAGGCAGACGGCTCTACTTCGGTAAGCCTGTTGGTTGAGAAGAATGGCACAGCAACTACGACCTCTAGCGTGGCTACTATGGCTAACGACACATTTATTAGTCTTGGTTTTTACTACGATGGCGCATCAAGCATTCAATACTCCGTAAACGGCGTTGTGGTTGGCACTTCTGTGACCACCAACTTGCCTGACGACGAAGATATGACTGTGTCAATCGCTCTTCAAAATGGTGAAGCCGTTGCAAAGACAATGACTGTGGATTACGTCTTTGTTGCGAAGGAGCGTTAATCATGGGTCAATTTAAACCAATGGTCAAAATGATGACCACTGAGCCTACAGTTGAGTTAAAGCTCAAAAAAGGCGGATCCGTGAAGAAGGCTGATGGTGGAATGATGGGTGCGCCTATGGCTACTCCCATGGCTTCTGCTATGCCTGCTCGCGGTGGCATGATGCCTGTTGCTCGTCCTAAGCGTCCTTCTATGGCGGCACGTCGTGCGGCTATGATGGGCATGAAGGGTATGGGCGGCGCTATGAAAGAAGGCGGCGAGTCTAAGGCTACGCACAAGGCTGAGATGAATAAGATGAAGGGTCTTGAAAAAGAGCTGAAGTCTCACGAGTCCAAGCCTGCAAGCAAAGGTCACAAAGGTCTTGCTACTGGTGGTGTCTTGAAGTCAACCAAGCCCGGCAACTACGCCACAGGTGGTGTTGTGAACGGTCAAGGCGGCTACAAAAAGGGCGGTGCTATCGCTAAAAGCGGCGTGATTCCTGAGTCTGTATCTGCCAAAGGCGGAGAAGGCTACAAGAACACGAAGATGGTCACAGCTACTCCTGACAACAACAGCGCCCCCACAGGTGATGTTAAGTTAGGTAACGGCGGTGGTTACAAAAAAGGCGGTGCAACAAAAAAGCACTACGCTACGGGGGGAGCTGTTAATAACAGCGGTCACGCCGTAGCATATCCTGCTAAGAAACCATCTGCTCCTGTCAGCAATGATCGTCAATCAGGCACCTTTAAAAAGGGTGGCAGTGTGACCCCAGCCCAGAAGAAAGAGCAATCTGCCTTCAAGGCTGAGAACGCAACAGCGATGAAGCAAGCGAAAGCCCAGAGCAACCTGAAGTATCAAGATGGCGGGAAAGTAACTGACCTATCAAAAGGCGCTTACGACAAATCTATCGGCCCATCTGAGAGTGAAATGGACATGGCTAAAGCTATCCGTAACATTCCTAGCAAGCTATATGAGGGTGCGAAGAGCCTGTTTACTAGCAAGGAAAAGCCTGCTGGCTCTGTCACCAAGACTGAAAAGTCAGTGACAGTCACCCCTGCAAAGAAACGTGGTGGATCAGTAAAGTGCTGAACCTAAGTGGGGGCTTCGGCTCCCACTTTTAATTTGAATTTTGGAGACCCACATGGGAACTTATTCTTCTGCAACACGCCAAGGTGCGTATGAGCCATTTGAACTGCAAGTAGCCCGTGGGCAAGTTGATGGTCACAAAACCTTATTTAAGTTCGGCATCAACGGTGATGTCGGCACATCCGTAGAAACAGTTTGGGCACAAGGCGGAACGTATGCATACCCCGCTTCTGCCACTGTAATGAAAATCTCTAGCTCAAGTGCAGACGATACTTCTGCTGGAACTGGCGCAAGAACAATTGCTATTTTTGGTCTTGATGCAAATTACAACGAAATTAGCGAGTCTGTCCTATTAGATGGGCAAACAGCAGTCAATACTGGCAACAGTTACTTGCGTATTTCTCGTATGTATGTAACCACGGCTGGTTCTGGTGCAACTGCCGCAGGTACTATCTACGCTGGCGTAGGTGTTGTCACTGCTGGTGTACCAGCAACCGTTTACGGCATGATTGCCTTTAATGCAAACCAAACGCAAATGGCATTTTGGACTGTACCCGCAGGTTATACCTTGTATTTAATGGGAACTTTCTTTACATCTGCAAACTCAACCGCAAACGCATCAACCAACTTTCAATTGCTTCAACGCCCATTGGGTGGTGTGTTTAGAATACAAAGTTCAGCGCGTACCCCCGGCAACGGAGACTTCGTGGTTGATCTGCACACACCGCTTGCTTTTGCTGAAAAGACAGACATTGAAATTAGGGCAATTGCTTCAGCAGGAACTTCCAATGTGTCTGCTGAGTTTGAAGGCATCTACATTAAGAACCCTGACTAATCATGCCAAGCAAATCACCAGCTCAACACAAACTGATGGATGCGGTTGCGCACAACCCTAAGTTTGCAAAAAAGGTTGGCATTCCCTCAAAGGTTGGGAAAGAATTTGTACGTGCTGACAAAAGGATGGCTGATGGTGGCAAGGTAAACGAGGCTGGTAATTACACCAAGCCAGAGCTTAGAAAGCGTATTGTCTCAGCGGTTAAGTCTGAAGCTACGCAGGGTACAGGCGCAGGTCAATGGAGCGCAAGGAAGGCTCAGCTTGTGGCAAAGCGGTACAAAGCCGCGGGTGGTGGTTATCGTGATTAAAAAGCCTCAGCAATCATTGAAAGCTTGGGGCGAACAAAAATGGAGAACCAAAAGTGGTAAAAAATCTTCTGTCACTGGTGAAAGATACCTTCCAGAGTCTGCGATCAAAAGTCTCAGCCCTTCTGAGTACGCTTCGACGACCAAAGCCAAACGAGCAGGAAAAGCCGAAGGAAAACAATTCGTAGCGCAACCTAAAAAGATTGCTCAGAAAACAGCCAAGTATAGGTTTTGATTATGAAGAAAAATGCAACCATAGCCAAATCTCTAAAGAAGGCTGGCTTCTATGAGGCAGGCAAAAAGAAGTCTGAGCGACTCAATATCATCAATGACGTAACCACCAAGCCTCAGCGCATGAAGATGGTTGACAAGATGTTCATTGAGAAAAAGTACAAGGAAGGAGGCCCAAGCCTTGCTATCGGTCGCGGTGAGAAGCTACCTGCCGACAAGGGCGCTGGTTTGACAGCCAAAGGTCGTGCCAAGTACAACCGCGAGACAGGATCAAATTTAAAGGCTCCACAACCCCAAGGGGGCTCGCGTAGAGATGCGTTTTGCGCGAGAATGGGGGCAGTAGCAGAAAAGAGCGAAAAGGGCAGTCGATCACGCGCATCGATGCAACGGTGGAACTGCCCCGGCTGGTAAGGAAAAACAATGGCGTACTCAGATACATACGGTCAGACAGTTAACGTACAAACCCTGATTGATCATGGTGCGAGACGTGCAGGCAAATTAGCCGAAGAGTTGACCTCTGAGCAACTTGTGTCCGCTCGTCAGTCTTTGAGCTTTCTCCTTCAGAACCTGATTAACATCGGAATACAGTACTTTGCCATCGATAAGATCGTTTTGGGCGTTTCTCCGAACAATTACATATACACCCTACCCGCAGGTGCAAACGACGCTCTAAACGTGCTCTATCGCACCATGAACCGCCCTAGTGCAAGCTACACATCCTCCGCGGGTGGTACTGTGGGAAACGTGGGTGACAACGACGTAGACACATTCTGCTTACAGACAAGCGCAAACGGCAACATCTCAGCTAATTTTGGAACAAACCAAGACATTTATGCTGGTTCCATTGGTATCCTGCCGTACATAGCAGGTGGTGGAAGCGCCACATGGACGTTGACCCTCGAGTACTCAACTGATAACAGCACTTGGACGACGCTACAGAGCCTTGGCGCCGTAGCTGTAACTGATAACCAGTGGATCTGGACTGATATAAACCCCGGCCAAGCCGTGCAGTATTACCGCGTACGCGCCTCTGGTGGGACTACCTTGGCTTTGCGTGAGTTCTACGTTGGAAATAATTCCACCGAGATCACTATGTCTCGCCTAAACCGCGACGACTACACCAACCTGCCAAACAAGAACTTTACGTCAAACCAGCCCTTTCAATTTTGGTTTGATCGCACAATTCCTTTGCCCTCGTTGTACTTGTGGCCTGTCCCTAGTGACCCATTTGTGCAAATCACCGTGTGGTACAGCAAACAGATCATGGACGTTGGTTCATTGACAAACGAGCTGTACATCCCCACTCGTTGGTATGAAGCTACTTTGATGATGCTGTCGCATAGGATGGCGCTTGAGTTGCCCGGCGTCGACATGGCGCGCATCCAATACCTTGAAGGTCAAGCCGAGAAGTACTTGAATCAAGTGGAACAAGAGGAGCGTGATCGCAGTCCGATCTATCTGGCTCCCAACATCTCGGTGTACACAAGATAATGCCAACCTTTCTCGATACTCGTGGAAACGCTACCTTATCGATTGCAATTTGCGATAGATGTAGGATGAAGCGCGCCCATGATGAGATGAGACCTGACCCCAATTTCCCCGGCCTCCAAGTCTGTGGGCAAAACTGCGCAGATGAGAAAGATCCCTATAGACTTCCAGCCCGAAAAACTGAGAGAATAACGATCAGATTCCCACGTCCTGACGTGAGCGTCGCCGCCAATGACAACAACATTGTCACTACCCAAAACGGTATCACTGGTGGTAGCTTTATCATCTCGACCGAGGGTAACGATCAGGATCCTGAGAACAACGGTAACCTAGACCAACTGAGCCCATAATATGTCCGCACAAGTAACGATCACACAATTACCTGCCGCTGGTGCGATTACTGGTACAGAATCTGTTCCTATCGTTCAGAACGGTCAAACTGTAAGAACGACGACAGGTGCTATCGCGGCGTCTCCTGCCCTGACGGCAACATTCTTAACAAAGAACCAAGAGCCAACACTCGCAAACAGTCGTTACCTGTCTACCAATACAGGTATTACGTTAACGGATGGTGGTGCTCAGTCTTTCTATCAAGTTGGATTGACTGGAGCAATTTCGCAATTAAACGCACTTGGTGGTGGCATTGTTGTTAAAGACAGCAGTAGCACCTTGATTAACCGCTCTATAGCCGCTTCAGGCGCTGGTTTGAGCGTGTCTAATGCAGATGGTACTGGTGGTAACCCAACGCTTGCCCTGAGCGGCGTAGCGGCGGCTGTAGCAAACCTCTCTGGTACTGGCATGTTGGCGATGGTCAGCGGTGGTACTTCCGTTGCTGGTCGCGACCTTACTGGCACAGCAAATCAGATTGTCATTACAAACGGTAGTGGTGCATCAGGTAACCCAACTTTTGCAATTGCCTCGGATGCGCAGTTGCCCGGCACTGGCGGCGTCGTCCTCCCCAAAGGCACAAGCGCACAACAACCCGCAGGTATTGCAGGTCAGTTCCGCTTTAATACCGACACACAGACCTTTGACGGTTTTGCATCTGGCTCGTGGAATCAATTCTCACTTGTTGGTGGCGTAACATCATTCTCTGCTGGTGGCACAGGTTTCACGCCTTCTTCAGCTACTGGTGGTGTGGTCGTTTTGAGCGGTACGCTTAATGTATCTAGCGGTGGCACTGGTACAGGATCTTTGACTGGTTACGTCAAAGGAAATGGCACATCTGCCATGACAGCTTCGGCTACTGTTCCAACTACTGACTTGTCTGGATCAGTCACCAACGCTCAGTTAGCCAACAGCTCAGTTACCTTCAATGGTGTATCTGTTGCCCTTGGCGCTTCAGGCACGATTACATCTAACACAACAAATGCCTTGACCTTTGGCACTGGATTCAGTGCAGGATCTTTCAACGGCTCTACGGCAACAACGATCAACCTAGCCAACACCGCTGTAACGGCAGGCTCTTATGGCGCGGCATCCAAAACCCTAACCGCCACTGTTGACGCGCAAGGTCGCTTAACTGCTTTGGCTGATACAAATATTGCGATTGCCAACACGCAGGTTTCTGGTCTTGGCACTATGTCCACCCAGAATGCAACTGCTGTTGCCATTACTGGTGGAACAATCAACGGAACAACCGTTGGAGCATCAACTCCCGCGGCTGGTACGTTCACAGCATTAGCTACGACGACTGGCACGGTTACTACTGCACCAACTGCCGCGACGGACATTGCCAACAAGCAATACGTAGACGGTCTTGTGGCGTCTGGCATTCACTTTCATGCGCCAGTGCGCGTCGAGTCTCCAACTCCGCTTACTGCAACCTACAACCAACCGGGCGGGGCTGGTGTCGGTGTTGGCGCTACATTGACCAATGCAGGTACGCAAGCCGCTTTGGTAATTGATGGAATCACTCTTTCTGTCAGTGACCGAGTACTGATTTATACCCAAACAAACGCCACTCAAAACGGCGTCTATGTGGTGACTAGCGTAGGTTCTGTTTCAACGAATTGGGTTTTAACTCGTTCTTCCGATACCGATACATACGGACTTACTAGTGCATCAACGCTGGGTGAAGGTTCGACTTTCTTTGTTCAGCAAGGTGCAACTGGTGCTGGCGAAACCTACACCTGCAACACGACTGGCGTTATCGTTTTTGGCACAACAAATATCACGTTTGCTCAAATAAGTTCTGCGCAAATTTATAGTGCAGGTACTGGTCTTACGCTGTCTAGTACGACTTTTAGCATCACCAATACTGGTGTTACTGCCGCCTCCTACGGCACTGCTTCACAAGTTCCAACTTTAGCGATCAACGCACAAGGTCAGATTACCAGCGCCAGCAATACATCAATTGCAATAAACGCAAACCAGATCACCTCTGGTGCTGTGACAAATGCGCAGTTAGCAAATAGTGCGGTCACGGTTAACGGAACATCAATCGCTTTGGGTGCGTCTGGAACAATTACCGCCACCAATCCTAATGCCTTGACAATCGGCACAGGGCTGACAGGAACGAGTTATGACGGCTCAGCGGCTGTCACCATAGCCTTGGGTACGTCAGGTGTCGTTGCGGCTACCTACGGCTCTGCATCACAGGTTCCTGTGTTTGCTGTAGACACCTACGGTCGCGTGACATCGGTCACCAACACAGCTATTGCGATTGCCGCGGGTGCGGTATCAGGTCTTGCACCCTCAGCTACCACTGACACAACCAACGCCGCCAACATCACCTCTGGAACGCTTCCTACAGGTCGTATAAGCGGTTCCTACACTGGTATCACTGGTGTGGGTACGCTGACAGCAGGTACTTGGAACGCTGGCACGATTGGTACTTTATACGGCGGTACGGGTTTAACAGCTACGCCTTCTAATGGTCAGTTGGCTATCGGTAACGGCTCAGGCTACTCCCTAGCGACTTTGACCGCTGGCACGAACGTCAGCATCTCAAACACTGCTGGCGGGATTACGATCTCTGCAACCCCTGCCGCTGGTGGTACGGTGCAAAGCGTGGATGTGTCTGGCGGTACAACTGGACTCACAACATCTGGTGGCCCCGTTACCGTAACAGGCACAATTACCCTTGCTGGCACATTAAATGTGGCAAACGGTGGTACAGGTGCAACCACGCTGTCTGGTTATTTGTTTGGCAACGGAACAAGCGCTGTCTCCGCATCGACCACAATCCCTAACACGGCGATCACTGGCTTGGGCACAATGTCAACACAAAGTGCTGGCGCAGTAGCTATAACTGGTGGGACAATTAACGGCACGACAGTTGGTGCAACGACTGCGGCAACTGGTAATTTTACGACTGTTACCGCCACCAATTATGTTGGCATATCTGGAGGTACCTTTTAATGGCACAAGCAGGCTTTACGCCCATTTCACTTTACTTCAGTAGCACTGCGTCGGCTGTTCCGACGTCTGGCAACCTTGTTGACGGCGAGATAGCCCTTAACACTGCCGACATGAAGCTGTACGCAAAGAACAGCGCAGGTACGGTTACCTTGCTTGCATCTTCAGGCGGCGCGGCAGGTACTGTTTCTAGCGTTGCAGTATCAGGTGGCACAACAGGCTTGACTACTTCGGGCGGCCCAATCACCACGTCTGGCACGATTACGTTGGCAGGAACATTGGCAACAGCCAATGGCGGTACAAACCTAACATCATTCACATCAGGCGGTGTGGTTTACGCATCTAGTTCTAGTGCATTGGCTACTGGCTCTGCG